CATGTCCCGTCGACCGTCAACGGCAACGGGAAGATCCAGACAATCCCGGCGATCTGCGCCGACGGCTGAGCCGCCGCGAACGTCGAGCCGTCCCGCGACGGTGTGACGATCGCCGGCACCACGTCGCCCGGCTCAATCACCTCACGAAAGCCGAAGTCGGGAAAGTTGGCGGCCAGCTCGCCGGCGTCGACGCCGCTTATGTAGTCGTTGCCGTTGTTGTTGCGACGCTCCAGAAAATTGAAGGCAAAGCCAAACCAGCCGCCCGGAACCTGGCTCCAGGTCGTGCCGTCGCCTAATGGATCTTCGGCGTCGACATGCTCTAATTCAACCTCAAACGCCTGGTAGATCGCACGCACGCGCGAGCCAGCCGTCCAGCTCGCAATCGGATAAGGCACGATCCCATTGATCTGAATCGGGAAGATCGGCACATAGCGCACCACTTCCGGGGGTTTGATCGTGATCTTGCCGCCCTGATACACGACCCCGGGACCCTGGATCCGATCGACGAGCCGATCGACGATCGCGTTAATCAACGTCGCCGGCAGCTCGTCGCCCGACTGAAGTCTTCCGAGCTCAGCCATCTCAGCCCCTTACGTTGAGCACGAAACCGACCCAACCGACGATCGCCTTGACTTCGGCGCCCGTCGCGCCGTCGTTGACGGCGACTGTCATTCTCACGTCCAGCACGTCGCCCGGCGCCAGGTCCGTATCCGTGAGCGTGAAGTCGACGTCGGCCAGCGACGTCGAGTTGATAGTCGTCGCGGCCGTCGCGACCAGGTCCGAGCCGGTCTTGCCGGCTTCTTTATTGCCTTCGTATACCTCGAAGTCGATCGTCGCCAGCGTGTCGGCCTGATTGGTCAACATGCCGGCGTGAGCGCGCAGGATCACCGACTCGTCGGCGATGTATTCAGGCGGCAACTCCCACAGCGGATAGCGCGCGTAGCTGGTCGTCAGCCCGGCACTGTCCAGGTCTTCGGTCTGGATCGAGATCGTGTCCGTCCCGAACCCGGTCGCTCCTTGAATAAGCCCCAGGTCGTCGGTCAGCGGCGTCGTCGGCAGAAACGCCTCGACCGCGTCGTGTTTGCGCCAGTCCTGAAGCGGCAGTAGATATAGCTTTGATTCCAATGCCTGTTTACTGCGCTCGATGTTCGCCGACGCGCTGACGCTGTGATTCGTGATTGACCCGGCTGGTGGCACTAGCGTTGTTAGATTCAACGGCCCACTAAGTCCGATCTGTCCCATGATGAAACCTTTCTTCTATGTCGCGAACCGGGTCGCGAAGTCGCATTCTTGATAGTAATTGTGGACCGCGATGCCGTTTCCGGGGGTCGCATCGTCCGGGACTTTGCCCTGTTTAGGTTCGACGTAGTGCAGCTCGACGACGTGCCCCTCGACGTTGTCGGCCCGCTCGAACTCGTACACAAAATTCCAGCTCGACCTGAACGCGGCGTTTAAGCCGCCCCGGATCGCCGGACGCCAGCTCACACGAACGCACTTCCACTGCCGCGGCGCCCCGCCGTGCCAATTCTGCGAGTTCACGTAATTCGACCAGTCTTCCGCTTCGAGATCCGGATTCTCCGTCGCCAGCGTGTGCAGATACGCCAGGCGCGTATAGCTGACGTCGACGTCGGCCGGCACGACGTGGTTAGTCCCGCCGTATGGAACCGTCAGCGGCGTCGAGCCGTCGCGGAGCTTGGCGGTTTTGACCGTGCGCAGCGATGAGTCGCCGCCGTCGATCACCGGCGTCAGGTAGTGCCGCCGATAGATATATTCAGCCCGCCAATACCGCGACGCCGGCGTCGCGTTCGGATTGTCGTCGATATGCCGAAGCAGCATGTCTTCGAGGATCAGGCCTGGAAGATTCGCCTCGTCGTACTCCGAGCCGATCCCGAAAATATCGGTCGAATTGCGGACGGTGATAATCGTGTCCGTTTGCGGCGCCTCGATGTGGCTGACTGTGCCGATCTCTACGGCTTCGCCGTTCTTTTCGACGAGGTAGTCTTCGCCCACGAGCTGGTCGATCGCACTCATAAATCACGCCACCCTTCCGACGACGCCCTTCTTCAGGATCGCGAGGATCTCGACCAGCGTCGGGCTCACGATCTGCACCGGCCGCGACGTGGAGCTTCCCGGCCCGAATCGCGAGCTGAACTGTTGGCGAGCCGTCGCCGCCTTGGTCGGACCGGCCAGCGCCGGAGTTAACCCCCCTGCCGCCGCTGCGTTCTCGGCCACTTTCTCGGCCGCCGCCCGGCTCTTGTCCTGGATGTCCTTGAAGAACGCGGCGATCGCCTTGGACCGCTTGCCTAACCCCTCCTTGAGCGCTTCGGTCTTCTTGTCGATCTGTTGTGCACTATAGCTCAGCTCTTCGCTGAACGCTTCGGTGAACTTCTTGATCTGACCAGGCAATTCGATCCCGATGAACTCGCCGACGGCCGACGCGATCGTGAGCAACATCGCGAAGCCGTCTGTTAAGAATCGGATCCCCTTCGCAAACAAGCTTTGAACACTGAAAATTCCGATTTTCCACCCGGCCAGCTCATCACCGAATTTCGCGAATATACGAAGCACAAAGGCAAAAGCTTTGCCGACTTTCTCGCGAACGCCGCCGCCCGCCTGCGCCCAAGCGTTCATCCTGTCGGCGACTAACTGGACGAACGGCGCGAACTTGACCGCGAGCTGCTGGACGAAGCCGCCGATCGTCGCGCGAAGATTCGTAATTGAGTCATTCGCCGCTTCGATCTGCGCCGTCTCGACGCGGGAAAGCGTCGCGCCCGCCTTGTCAGCCGTTGCCCCGACTTCTTCGAGCCCGGCACGCGTAAGCTTGAGCGTATTGATTAGAGCGACGCCTTCGGTATCGAAGAGCTTGAACCCAAGCCGGACCCGATCGCCCTGCGTTTTGACTTTCTCAAAAGCGTCGGCGAGATGAAGAAATTGCTCGTCCGGCGACATGCCCGCGAGCTTCTGCGCGTCGAGCCCGAGCTCCGTCAGCGCGCCGGCCGCGACGCCGGCGCCCTGGGCGGCTTCGGCGATCCGGCGCGACATACGCTGAAGCCCGAGCGACATATTCTTTGAGCTGACGCCCGTCAGCTCGGCCGCGTGCTGAAGCCGGCCCAGGTCTTCAGTTGTGATCCCTAGCTTGTCGGACGTCTTACCTAAGACGTCGATCGTCTTGAAGCTCTTACCGATCAGAGCCCCCAAGCCGGCGCCGGCCGCGACCGCGATCAGCGCCCCGCCGAGCGCTCCGAGCTTGCCGACGGTTTTAGCGATCTTGCCGACGAAGCTCTTCAAGCTCCGGCCGGCCCGGCCGATCCCCGAGCTGAACCGCTTCGTGTTCGCGCTGACCAGGATCGAGAGATTGCCAATCGTCGCCATTTTTACCTAAACCTTCCGAGCCGCTTGGTCGCGGGTCCGCTTCTTTTCGAGCTGTCGATCGTGCGTCCTCTGAAAGGCCGCCGCCGCTTGCTCGGCGATCGCCCGCATCTGCTCCGTCGACTGGCCCCCGGAAGTTGCCGGCCGAAGCATAAAGTCGCTCAGCTTCGCCGACGTGTTACCGCCCCACGCCTTAACGACCGCCAGCGTCGTCAAGGCCTGGCGCCAGTCGGCCCGCTCGTCCCCGAACGGCTCGGCATTGCCGAACCGGATCCAGCCGAGAAACTCGTCGGCGCCCATATCCGCGAGCATCTTCCGAGGCGATGCGTATCCGAGCTGCAACGCGAGCCGATACTTAAAACGATCCGCGTCGCTCAGCCTTTTGGGTCTGTTGCCGCCGTGATCACGTCGTCGGACCCGAGCCCGTTCAGCTCGATCGCTTCATCGAAAATCTGATCGACGGCCCTATGATCCAAGCCGGCGATCAGATCGACCGCTTCGTCCGCATAGATCCGCGTCCCCTCGCCGTCGCATAAACACTTCGCGACCAGCTTGGCACGCATAAGCCGCGAGTCGCGGATCTTGCCGTCGCCGCCCTGGCGAGCGATCGCGTCCGTCTCGAACTCTTCACGCTCGAGCGCTGAGATCACGCGCACGAAGACCAGCGCGTCCCAAACCTCAACGATGACGGACTTCAGCGCCGCGCGTCGGACCTCCGCGTCAATACTCGCAATCGTCGCCGCATCGACTAGAGCCTCGCCCATAGGTTCAGATCCCTTCTTCAGAGTCGGCCGCGTTCAATCACGCCGGCGACGGCGCGAATGACAGCGTCGACTGAATCGCTTCGTCCAGATTCGCCGACGTGTTGAACGATAGACACACCGCGTTGGAGATCGCCGTCCCCGGCGCGCCGTCGTTCCAGGCGATCGACACCGCGCCTGTGTCACCGACCTCGATCGCGTTATCCTGAACGCGGCCCTTGATCGTGACCGTCAACACCTGTTCCGGAATCCCGGCGACTTTCTGCTTCACCTCGTCGGCCATCTTCGTCACGTCGACGCCTTCGGCTTCTTCGCCCCAGTCGATCCCGTCCAGCTCACCCATATCGTTCGAGGCGAAAGAGACCGTCGTTCCGTTAGCTCCAAGATCAGACATAATGATTTACTCCTATCTGGGGAAACTTCCGGGTGTTAGGCGTCATCGAGCCAGAAGCTGAACTCCTGGCGCCGGCCGCTGATCGCCTTATCCCGGCCCTGTACCGTTACCTGATCGTCTTCTTCGTCGAGCATGAGCACCGAGCCCACGCCCGGGTCGCCCCCGGCAGCAGCGATTGTGAACGGCTGAAGCGCCTGGCGCACTTCGTCGGCCAGGTTCAACGCCGTCGCGATCTTGTCGGCCCACGCGGTAACCTGGACCCGAGCCCGCGTCGAGCCGAGCGGGCCGCCTAAGCCGTTGACCGGCCCGGAGCTGACGACCTGAATCACTACGAACGGCCGCGCTGCGCCCTGGAGCGCGCGCTGAGGATAGATCCGCGTCCCGGCGATGTTCGTGACGGCCTCCGTCGCTTCGAGCTTCGTTGTGATCACGTCGTAAAGACTCACGTCCGCTTCGCCTCTTTCTCGATGCCGGCCCGGATCCGCTTGAAGACGTCGGCGATCACCTTCGAGCCGAGCTGTGAAAAGATCTGCCGGAAGCCCGGCTGAGCCGGCGTCGTCGGATCGCCGTATTCGTGACGATGCAGCCAACCCGTGACCGTTTCCTCTTGACCGCCTTCGGTCGTAAAGACTTGCCGCGTCTTCGGCCCCGCGATCGCCGCGACGACCCCACTTCCGGCGTAGGTCTGCGATCGCTTGCCGATGGACTTCTTGGCGAACGAGACGACCGCCCGGTCCGTGTGCGTCAGGCCGCCGACGTGCTGCTTTATTGCCTTGACGATCGGCGTCGACGCCGGCCCGACGGCCTTCCGCGCGATCGACCGCGCCTTGCCCGGCTTGAACTGATCGAGCCCCCGGAAGATGTCACGGGCGCCTTTGACGCGAATGGTGATCGTGTCGGCCATTATTCGACCTCTCGGCAATGAAGCCGCAGCGTGTGATCGGCTTCGTCGACGTTATCAACGCCGTTGACGTGCAAAGTCCGGCCGCGATGCAGAACCTGAAGATCGGCCGTGACGTTCGCCATGTAGTCCATCTCGACGACGATCCGGCTGTCTTCGTGGATCTGATCGCCGGCTTCGCGTTCGTCTCCGCCCTTCGTAAAGATCCGTACCCAGGGACGTGCAAAAAACACAAAGTCGCCGCTCGGCTCGCCGTTGCCATCCCGAACGCCGTCCGGCTTCTGAAGGATCACCCGCGATCGCATCTTGCCGGCTTGTCTCATGGGCTCGCCCCGGCTGTATCGTGAAACTTGATAACCCGATCGTGTCCGAGAAGCCGATCGAAGCCCGGCGTCCGCTTGAGATTCTCCGGACTCACCGGCTCGCGGATCGCGTACAGCTCGCCGACGAGCTGAAGCACCAGCGCCTTGACGTCGTCCGGCACACTGTCGGCGTCCGCGTAGCCGGCCACGAACCGGACCGTCACCGCTTCCGGAACGTACCGCGTCGCCGGCCAGCTCTGGTCATACGCGAGCACGACCCGCGCCGAGTAATCGTCGGCGACGAGCTGGTAAACGCCGGAGTCGAGCGTCTGAGGATCACCGTCGGCGTCGGTGTATGTAATCGACGTGATCGAAGTCGCCGGATACCGGCCCAGCTCCAGGCCGTCGGCCGCGAAGCCGTTGAACGTCTGATCGAACGTCGCCTGCACGAACTGGCGCCCGCGTAGATTCTGAGCCTCGATCGTCGCCGCCTTGATATAGCTGCGAAGCAGCTCGTCTTCGGCGCTTCCGGAGAGTCGAAGATGAAGTTTCACGAAGTCGAGCGACACCGGATCTTCGGCCGCGGCCGTCTGAACGCTGATCGCCATATTTCAGCCCTTCTTCCGTCGCCGGACGCTTTTCTTCTTCGGAACTGGTCCCTGGATCCCGGTCGCCTGCTCGATCTCGACCTCATCCGGATCCGTCGGCACGCCCTGGTCGTCGTCGATGAACGGCTTGGACCGCTTGACGCCGGCCGTTGACGTCGCGGAGCTGTCGCCGTCCAATTCGACGAGCTCCGCGACGCCCTGGCCGACGATCGCGTTCGCCAATTCATCCGACACTTCGACCACCTGGCCCGGCGTCCCTTCGGCGCCGGGAATGTGGCAGTACGTTTTGTGTCGGATCTTGGTCATGGGATCAGGCCGCGGCTTGAACCAGGTGCTTGACCGGGTTCGTGCCGGCGTCCAGCAAGTCGCCGTCGGCACGGACGAACGCCACGAAGCCGTCCTGGAAGTAATCCTTGTAGCGCTCGACCATGCGGATCAGCGTCACGCCGCGTACTTCACGACAGATGTACTTGTTCAGCGCGCCGAAGAGCAGCGTCTTAGCCGACGCCTCGATCGTACTGGCCATGTCCGAATTTGAAGTCAGCCGATAGCCCGCCAACGTGTCCGGCGTGCCGGCGTTCAGGCCGGAGCCCCAAAGCGGCATCCCGTTCGAGTCGACCAGCTTCCGGGCGTAAGCGATCACCGTGTCGTTGGCCATGAATCCGGCGCCGGCGCGATAGGCCGCGTCGACGCTAAAGATCAGATCCATGATCTCGCCGTAGGTGATCGCGTCCACCGCCGCGGCCGTGACGCCGGCCGTCGACGCGGTGACGATCCCGTTCGGCTGACTCGATCCCGTCCCGGTCGTGTAATGCTCGTTGAGGATCCGACCGAGCCGCTCGCCGAGAAGTCGCCCGAGCACGCCGGCCATATCAAAGGCCGAGTCCTGAAGAAGCTCGACTGACACGCGGACAATGTCCGACGTGTATTTGTAAGCCTCAAGATTCACGACCCCGAACACGACGTCGGTCTCGTCGTCTTGCGTGTTCTCAGCCAGAATCGCGCCCTTGTTGCCCGTGTCGTTCGTGGTTGGATGCGGGATCAGCTCGCCGGAGTCGGTCCGGAGGATCGTCGCGTTCTGTCGCGTCCCGCCGAAGGCCAGAAGCGCGATCTCCAGCTCCGCCGCGAAGCCTTCGGGTCGCAAATAGCCGCCTTCCGAGTCCGTGCCGACGCTTTGGGCTCGTTGTTCCCACGGCTGACGCCGGACCGCGTAGTCGAGCTGAGCAGCCTTCGCTTCCCGCGAGTCGAAGATCTGAAGCTCCAGCTCCGCCGACTCCGGCCGGATCCCGGTCCGGACCGACGCGAGCTTGTGCCGTTCTTCGATCACCTGGCCGCGTTGATGCAGCGCCCAGCCTTGCAGCGCTACGTCCATATCGCGAGCCGTCGGCCGGCGATTCTTCGCGTTCGTGTTTTGATCTTCGCGGTCGCGACTCTGTGCGCCGTCCAGATTTTCGAGCCCGGCGCTCGCGTTGTCGCTCCGCGCGTTCGCCTGCTTGTCCAGCTCTTCGAGCCGCTGCGCCCGCTCCAGCGCGCGATTGTTCGCGTCATAATCGGCGTTGAG